GTGGGTTCAACCATAATCAGTTATTTACCGATTCAAACCAAATGTTTTGATCATGTCCCTGAACAACCAATTTAGAATCAATGCCAGATTTTTCTTTTAAATTGGTAACCATGGGTATGCTGTTGCATTCTTGCAGCAATGCATCCATGTTGTTGACGTCAGCGTTGACACTGTATACTCCGTCTGCTTCGACTTCAAAAGTAAATTGCCAAACTTGATTTTGTACTGTGGTCTCACTGAGATTCATGGGTTGAGTACGCAGGCTGATGATCTGCACAATTGTTTCCCAATTGCGCTGCTGATTCCTGGCAAATTTCCAGTCTTGTTCATTGCTGATAGTTTGCCCTGTTTGATCTTGAAACGGCACCTGAGATGCACGATAGTGCCCTGTGACGCCAGTACGACTGCAATCAAACAAAGTCCTGCATTGTATTTTCATTCTGCAGGTATTTAATGACAAAGAAAAACCCCGGAGTTTTTATGTCCGGGGTCTAAGTTTACACTTTTACCTATGGATTAGGTTGTCAACTTGAAGCCAACGTTGGTTGAGCTGTTGATCTGGTTAACACCAGCAACACCAGCTACGTTAGCTTGAGCTGTTGCAACTGTGGTGTTGGCAAAGCAGCCTGTTGGGTAGATAGCAACGCTGAGAGCAACGCCGTCAACTTGGTACATAGCAACTGTACCAACTTGTTGCAGACTCTGGATAACGTTGGATACAAAACCGTCAACGGTACCTTGGCTGTTCATTGTGTTAGCAGCAACGAAACGATAGAAGTCCAGTTTTGGGCCTTGAGGCTGAACTGGCTGACCTGCCAAAGAGGTTGTTGGATCAACTGGACCATTGGCTGTGTCCAAGTGGAATACTGGTTGTGCATCACCATTTACGCGAGTAATATATGCCATGATAAATTTCCTTTAAGTTAAGTGGTCTCGGTGGACCTGCACTTATTTAGCCTTTTGGCAAAAATCACGCCTGTTGAGGATTGTTTTGGGCACGGTTTCTGGCAGTAAAATCAAAGCGATTTACGGCTTTTGCATAGCCAGCAGGCGTGGCCATGACCCAACCTTCGTGTCCTGGGTCTTTAAGATCCAGCTGGCGCAAGATGTCCATTTTCAAGTCATGCAGCAGAATAAAAATAGTAAAAGCAGCAGCCAGACCCTCTTTGTTGCTGGCCGGGCTGTTTAAATATTCTACAATGTTGTTGAATTTTCTTGGGGTTACCTTGTTTTGTAACCATTCTCCAAATCCTGACAGCAAGTTATCAAAGTTGCCAGTGCCGATTCGTGAGTTAATATAGTCTACACACAGTTTAGCCAAGTCTGTGATCTGCATGGCTCGTAGTTCTACAGGGTTAAACAGCGTATTAATAGCAGCACCTTTGCTGCGAATGATTTGCTTTATCTGTTTGACCTGTGCAGGATCAGGTTGCATTTCTTTACCAGCAATGGGCTCAATCAACAACAGACCCGGTACGTCGTTAAATTTTACTCTGCTGAGAGGCTGACGCGGGCTTCCTTGATCTGCGTACATAGAGTGCATGGCAATGCCAATGGTGCTGTTGCCTATACGTTGTCCCAATGCCGACTTGGCGGGAATACGATATTGCACTGTGTTGGGTTTGAACACATAATTGCCTGCTTCCAATGACGGAGTGTCCATATACAACAAATCGCCTTTGACATAACCACGGAAGTTGGAGGGCAGTGCTTGTTCTAACACAGGCCAGAGAGTAGCGTAAAGTTGAATTAACTCGCCTCGCTCGCCGCTGCGTTGATTTTGAATCTGCGCCATCATTTTGGGACTGGTAGCAAGTCCATCATATCCCTTGGCTTCAAATCCTGACCCGTCTGTAAGCACAAACTCTCCGGTAGTAGGTTTGCGCCCAAATATCACGGCAGGTTTTCCATCCCATTTCACAGTGGTAGTAGAAGGCTGTTGTGTTGCGGCATCTACAATGGCCAATGCCTCTTCAGCGCCCCGGGTGCCCTTGCGGAACACCAAGTCTTCTAAGTGTTCAATGCCCTTGGCTCTGCCACCCACACCAGCTTGTTCGGCTTCGTATAGTTGATAGGGATTTGCTGACTCTGTTTCAATCAACGGTATCATACCTTGATTTACAATTCTATCACGCAGTTTGGCCAAGAAATTCACTTCGGTTTCTTCATTGACCGGTCTGGGCTCTTTCAGTCCTTCTCGGGCCAGGTATTCGCGAAAGTCTTTGAGCTTGGCATCACGTTGTGGGTCGCGGGCCAAAGCAGCATAAATGCTTTCTACGCTTTGCAAATTATCCTCGGTAGCTTTTGGGCCCAGCAAAGTTTTAGCAACTGTGTCTGGATCAAGCCCGCCATCTACTAATTCATTGGTTGTTCGGCTAAACATACCATTGGCACCTACTTTGAGTCCTTGAGCTTTGGCCAAGCTGGATATTAAGACATTGCGCACCATGCCTTTGTAGGCACTATCGGTACCACCACCGCCATAGTAAAATCCTCCCCAGTCCAAGTTAGGGAAAAACATAAAGTCGGCTTGTACATATCCATTTTCGGGTCGACCGTTGATAGGGGTGCGCAAGTGTACTTCGCCACCTTTCTTTACCCAATTTTTAGGATCTTCGCCGTGACTTTGTGCCCACTGAGTCAGTCGAGCGGCCAACTGTTCTTTTGAAACCTCGTTGGCATCCACTGCCAGATCCAAGTCACCCGATGTAGGTTTGCGCCCTGTTGATCCTAACCAACGCTCACGTGGAAAGTCTATGCCTGTCAGCGTTTCAATCCAGGCCACAGTTTGTGCCACATCGCTTTGATTTATGCGGCCAGTAAGGGGATTGCCGTCGGCATCTTTAAATACATTGCCGCCTTCGAATAGTTTAGCGTACACGGCGTTTTCCCTTGCGTTGTCTTACTGTCTTTTTAGCTGCTGGTTGAGCATTAGGGACAATAATTTTTTCTTCTCTTCCCAACCCAGAATCTGCATAACGTTCAAGTTGACTTATTGAATTAGCATCTTGAATTTTTGCCCCTAATTCGTTGGTCCAACCATCGGCAGTTTTAAAATAAACAGCATTAGTGCCGGGAACTTTTAATCTGATTCTTTTTCCAGGAGCAACTTGAACACCGGTAGGCACAGCAGTTGGTGTAGGTGTTGTAAATGGTTTAGTCACTGGCGCTACATTAGTTGTTGGCGCAGTTGTTGTTGGCGCAGTTGTTGGTGCAGTTGTTGTTGGGGTAGTTGATTTTGATCTTGTTGCTGATTTTTGGCTTGCTTGATTGTTCAACATGGCCGCAGTTGCAGGGTCAACCTCTTTGTTAGCATTATCGTACCAATTTTCTCCGCTTTTAGTGTAGCAACGATTCACACCTTTTGTATCTTTGATGCAAACTACATTATCATCATCGGTCTTGGCAAAATAGGGTGCCAGATTTACTCCAGTTTGCGAAGCACCGTATCTAAAACCTGCTTGGGTGGCAGCAGTTGTGACAACATCGGCTATGCCTTTTAGTACACCTTCTTTTAATGGCTTGTAGGTTATCTCATAAATCTGCATTGGTACGTCTCACTGATCTGGCAAATTTGCCCGAGTCCCGGCTGCGAATAGCGTTGAGCAATTTACGCTGTAAATTTTCTGCTTGTTCTGCAGGGAATTCTCTATCAATTTCTTCCAGCAAACGCACTGCCGAGGCAATGAGGTTTGCTGCACGATTTTCTATTAACAGCCTGCGATCATGCTCAACGTACATTGCATCGAGTTCTTCTAAAATACTGCGAGTTTTCTTTTGCATTGCTCAAAAGCCTTTGGATTATTTAGCGATTTTGGAGTTAACACAATCCAATTTTTTTAGCAAAATAATCAGCTAATGCTGCATATCCTTGATCATTGGGGTGGCCTTTGAATTTTACGTGACTATAATTGTAAAGTTTTTGAATTTCTTGTTTAAAAAAATATCCGTCAATAACATCATCTAAGTATTCAGATTGTTCTTGTAAATTTTTTAAGTGTATAGCTTTTAAAGATTTTAATTTTCGATCAAGATCTTTTATTCCTATATTAAATGTATCTAAAGGCATGTTCATGCTTTCAAAATCATTGTCATTTTTATAATTCATGATCCAAGACAATTCTTTTTTATATTGTATAGGATACAAACTTAGCCCAGTTACATACAAAGGAATCCCTAAAGATTTAATACTATGAATAAAATAAAAAGATAACATTATTGTATTTTGCAGATCATTCCAAGGGTGCCATAATTTAGCAAAAAATTTGTCTAAACTTTGGTTGCCAAAGTTTGGCCATACACGAACCCATTTTCCAAGTTTTAATACTTCGGTACGCGACGCAGGTGCCAATGGAAAAATAACATAGTCGTAATTAGAATCCCTGCATAATTCTTCAATTGCAATTCGACTCATTCGTTGATTTGATGCACCTCCTTCGGCCAGATTTACAACTTCAACACTGTATTTTTTAGACATCTGGGCAGGCCAAGACATTGTGTCAGGGTCTGAACTTTCAGACCCATATGTCCAACTGTCACCAATTGTTAAAATCCTCATCCTGTTTTAATCTTTCCTAATAGTTGCTTGAGTTTTGCACTTTGCACATCTGCGTTTACTTTGGGTCCCGATTCCCAGGCAGGAGTTCCTGTGGGTTTCTCGTACTTAACAGTAGCATCTTCCTGGGCTTCAGCAGCGCCGACTGTTGCACGGGCCTTGATAGCATCCATGATCGAAGGCTTGGGCCCTCCACGGAATGTGTCTGTTTCTTCCACTCCGGGGTCAGTAATACGCATGGTTTCAATGTTGTACTCCAAATCAATTTTCTGTCCTA